GAATCACCTACGAGGCCATCAAGTTTTAGAGTGGTATCTAAATAGAGCGTATTGTGGATTTTGTGGTCAGGCGGTGAAGTGGGATGAGACTGATTGATGCAGATTGAAATGAAAATGGAAGAAGGGAAAGGGAAGCCATGACGCAGACGGAACGGATTCTGACCTATTTGCAGGAACACAAGACGATTTCACAGCGGGAAGCAATCGACCTATTCGGGTGCTATCGGTTGGGCGCACGGATTTTTGAAATCAGGGAACTTGGATTCAGCATCAAAAAGGAAATGGAAAAAGGGGTAAACCGTTTCGGGGAACCCGTGTATTATGCGCGATACTGTTTGGAAGGGGGGAAAAGGGAATGAACGAAATGAGGAAATATCAGATTCATTGCCCTGAATGCAAGCATGAATTCGTTTGGGATTTAGGCCCAATGGAATGGAAGATGCAAAGAATGGTTCGCCGGGTGAATGAATTGAATGCCATGATGGCTGATTTGAAATCCTATAACAGCAGGACACAGCTAAACAAGTCCCCGCAATATCTGAGAATGAAAACGGAATATAATCAATTGTTAAAGGATATTACAGATTTAAAAGTTGTAAAACAGAATAATGCACAGGTGACAGGGGAAATCTTCAATCAAGAATTCAGGGCGGTTGTCCGGGAACGTGTAGGCGAAGAAGAATATTCCAGCATCATAGACGAAACAAATAAAAGGCTTGCGCCAACAACAATTGAAAAGCTGATGAAAGAAGGAAAGTATTTATGAGCGAACAAAGAAAGGTTTCCGATTATATCCCGGAAAGGGTGGCATATTCACAGCTTGCGGAAGAATGCACCGAATTAGCACACGCCGCTTTGAAGCTGTCACGGATTGTCGATCCCGAACAATGCGATACAGTCGGCGGCATCAGCGAAGACAGTGCCTTGCAAAATCTGATTGAAGAAACCGGGGACGTGCTTTGTTGTCTGGAGGTGGCCTTATCGTTTGAACGGCTTACATCGGTGATTATGGTAGAAGATCAGATCATGGAAGCACGGGACCGGAAATATAACCGCTGGTTGGAGAGGTTGGAAAATGCTGAAAAGTGATTTTTACAAGATGCGGAAATTGATCAACCGTATTCCGATGGCGCGTTTTAGGCTGGATAAGGCTATCAGCCGCGCAACGAAGGTGACAACGGTATTGACCGGAATGCCAAGGGGAAGCGGCGGCGGCAGTCAGACGGAGGAAGGGGCTTTGCTGGTGATGCTGGCAAGAGAAAAGTATGATACCATGCAAGCCGAACTGAACGAACTTCAAGCGCGGCTGAGTCCGTATATAAAAAACATGGATGATGCTTTACAAAAAAACGTGTTAAGGATGCGGTATATCGAATGCAGGAGCGTTCGGGAAATCGCGTACTGCCTCAATTATTCGGAACAGCACATTTTCCGAATTTTGCAGAAAGCGGAAACAAAAGTCGAAAAAGAAAGCGTAAATTCCGAAAAATGAGAGTTATGTGAGTTTCATCTGGATTATTCTATAAACAGGAACCGTGGCGGGTCAGCACGGGTCCTGTTTTTTTGTGGGTGTTTGATGGACCTTCTAACATCAAACGGGGTGCGCCGACACGAAAGTGTACGAGGTGGGCAGGGCGTACAAAAACGAAAGGATTTTAACATGGAATTGAAGATCATTTATCTTTCGCCGGATGAATTGAAACCGTATGAAAACAACACACGGAAGCACACGCCGGAAGACATTGAACAAATCAAAGAAAGCATCATACAAAACGGGTTTAATGATCCTATCGGTATATGGGGAAAAGATAATCTGATTGTCGAAGGCCACGGGCGGCAAATCGCCGCAAAAGAAATGGGCCTTGAATCCGTGCCGTGTATCCGATTGGACCATATGACGGACGTACAGCGCCGGGATTATGCGATCAGGCACAACAGGACGGCAGAACTGTCGGGATGGGATTTTGAAAAGCTGGAAGAAGAAATTGCCGCGCTTGAAATTGATGGTGTGGATTTGAGTGGGCTGAAATTCGACATTGATGCGATGAATGGGGGGAGCAATCCCGAAACTAACATTGTGGAAGATGAGCCGCCGGAACCGCCTAAAACCCCCATAGCAAAGTTGGGTGATATATGGCAACTTGGACGGCATCGGCTGATGTGCGGGGATAGCGCAGATTCTGATGCCTGGGCAAAACTGATGGACGGCGAAAAGGCTGACATGGTGTTTACCGATCCACCATACGGTGTGGCTATTGGAGACAAAAACGCCATGCTCAACAGCGTCCAGAAGGCTGGATGCTGTTGCGAAAACATCGAAAATGATACATTATCCGAAGATCAGCTTTACGAAATGTTGAAAATGGCTTTTATAAACGTCCGGGAGAATTGTACGGAAGATGCCGTGTATTTTGTCACCAGCCCACAAGGCGGTTCGTTGGGTCTGATGATGATGATGATGATGATGAAGGATGCCGGATTGGAAGTAAGGCACGTTCTGATGTGGAAAAAGAATTGTGCAACGTTTTCTTTAGGGCGGCTTGATTATGATTATCAGCATGAGCCGATTTTTTATACCTGGACTGGAAAGCATCACAACTTCAGACACGGTCAATACAGAACAACCGTTTGGGAATATGACAAGCCCCGTAAATGTGATCTGCATCCGACCATGAAACCGGTTCCGCTTGTGGCAAACGCCATTTTAGACGGAACTGAAAAGGGAATGATTGTCCTTGATGCATTCTGCGGAAGCGGAACCACTATCATCGCCGCAGAGCAAACTGGGAGAAAAGCCAGGTGCATGGAACTCGACCCGCATTACTGCGATGTAATCATTAAACGTTGGGAAAACATGACGGGTGAAAAAGCGGTGCTTTTGAATGCCTAATGTAAGGGAACGGCATTTGCAGGAGATAGAACGCACGAAAGCGGAACTGCTGACGGCAAAGGATATTCACAAGAAAGACCTCCAACGCCATCTGTACCAGTTGCAGAAGGATTTGAAAATATATGATCGTTACCAAAAACGGGGGTGATTCCCATTGAAGAAGAGAAGCGGATAGATTGGAACGCTATTAGGGCTGAATACATCGGCGGAGGCATCAGTCAAAGAAAATTAGCGGCGAAACACGGGATTCCTGTTGATAAATTGCTGAGAATAGCAAACCGGGAACATTGGAAGGATGACAGGGAAAAAGCAAAAAACAAATCAGCAACAAAGGCGCAACAAAAAGCCGCTGATGCCGCATCCGAAAATGCCATTATTGCCGCCGATATAAAAAAGCGGCTTTTATTGCGTTTACAACGAATTGAAGAAAAATATCCGTTGGACGCAACGGAAATCAGAACGCGACAGGGGAACAGCACGGCGATATTCAGAATCAGGGATTTGACGGCGGCTTATAAGGATTTGACGGACGATTTGCCGAAGCAAAAAACGGACACAAACGGGCCGATTTATGATTTGATCCGGAGGCTTGATGATGAGTGCGGCGTTTAGTCCGATGCAAAAGGAATTCTGGAAAAACGCTGATCACCGTTGGAACATCAAGACGGGCGCGACCCGGTCCGGTAAGACTTATCAGGATTATTTTTTGATCCCGAAAAGGCTGTTAAGCGTGTCAGGGAAGCCGGGATTAAACGTGATGCTCGGCAACACCCGTGAAACATTAAGACGGAACATTATAAGCCCCATGCGCGAAATGTACGGCGCGGATTACATCAGCGGCATTCATACAGACAATTCCGTGGACATGTTCGGAGAAAAGGTTTTTGTCCTTGGCGCGGACAACGCGAACCATGTTGATAAAATCCGAGGCGCATCCATCAAATACTGCTACGGGGACGAAATCACGACATGGAACGAAGAAGTGTTTGACATGCTGAAAAGCCGTCTTGATAAGCCGTACAGCCTTTTTGACGGCACTTGTAACCCGGCGGGGCCTACACATTGGCTGAAACAGTTTCTTGATTCCGATGCGGATATCTTTCAGCAAGCGTACACGATAGATGACAATCCTTTTCTTGATCCTGCGTTTGTATCGAACCTGAAAAAGGAATATACAGGCACGGTTTATTATCAGCGGTATATCTTGGGACTATGGGTTGCCGCCGAAGGTGTGGTTTACAAGCTGTTTAACGATACGCCGGAAAGATACATCGTGGATGATTTGCCGGAAGGGGAATTCATCCGGTCAACGTGCATCGGCGTTGACTTTGGCGGCGGCACATCGGCACACGCCTTTTGCTGTACGGGATTCACAAGCAAAGGCCGGATCATTATCCTTGACGAATACCGGGAACAGGCGGCGCTTACGCCTGAAAAGTTGTGCTTGGATTTCGTTGAATTCGTCCGGCGTTGTCGGCGGCGCTGGATCGTCACTGACGCATGGTGTGACAGCGCGGAACAGACGCTGATCAACGGTTTACGTTCGGCGGTTGCAAATGCCGGATTAGGGCTGAACGTTGGCAACGCGCAAAAACGGATGATCAATGATCGTATCCGGGCAACGTGCATTTTGATGGGCGCCGATAAATTTTTGATAAACAGGCAATGTAAAGAAACAATTGACGCTTTGAAAGCGGCTTTGTGGGACGGACGGCATAAAACGGAAGACGTGCGCCTTGATGACGGAACAACGAACATCGACAGTTTGGACGCGATGGAATATAGCTTTGAAAGGGACATTCCAAACCTGATTGATATGTGGCAATGGGGTGTATAAAATGGGCTTTTTTAACGCGATCAGAAAGCGGGTGAAGAGTGTTGTGCAGAAAATAAGCGCTGATACCGGAATCGGTAGAGAATATAAAGACGTTTTTCAGTTGAACGGTGTTCCGGCGTTCAACCAGTTTTATTATTTCGGCATTTTCATTTGGAAGGCGTTGTATCGTGGCTTTTATAAGCCGTGGCATTGGATCGATGCGCCGACCATCGCAAGCCCAAAGGCACAAAGGGAGCTTTTCCGGCTGAACGTTGCAAAGGCTGTTACGGCAGAATTGGCAAGCCTCGTTTGGGGTGAACAGTGCGAAGTAAACGTGACGATGGACGGGCGGGAAAGCACGGACGAAAACCCGGACCCGTTGGGGGAATTCGTTTGTAACGTGCTGAAAGAAAACGCTTTCCATGAAAAGATGCAGGAAAGCATTGAAAAGGGCCTCGCGCTTGGCGGCGGCGCAATCAAAACCTTTTATAAATCAGACAGGGATTCGGAAGGGAACGAAATCCCCGACAGCGGGAAAATCATTCTTGGCTATGCGATGGCTGACCAGTTTGTCCCTATTTCATGGACAAATGCAAAAGTGAAGGAAGCCATTTTCATCAGCCGGATTGCGAAAAGCGGGTATTATTACACCCGGCTTGAATGGCACAAATGGGACGGGGAAACTTATTACATTGACAACGAACTGTATAGAGCGGATATGACAAAAGGCCCGAATGCAGATTCTCAGGATATCCTTGGCATTCGTGTTCCGCTTGCGTTGATTTATCCGTATATTGACGAGCATACAGAAATCAAGGTCAAAGAAAGCCTGTTTTCATATTGGCGAACGCCGATTGCGAACAACCTTGACGATAACAGCCCTCTTGGAATGAGCATTTACGGGAACGCGCTTGAAACGCTTCACGCACTGGATATCTGTTATGATTCTTTCGTGCGTGAATTCCGGCTTGGCAAGAAAAGGATCATCGTCCCGGCACGGGCCGTTAAAATGGTGGTTGATCCTCAAACAGGTGCGCTGTGCCGTTACTTTGATGCAACGGATGAAACGTATGAAGCGCTTGCCTGTGATGATCCTGCCGATTTGAAAATCACGGACAACAGCGTTGAACTGAGGGTAGAAGAACACATCCGGGCGATCAACGCGTTTCTTTCTATCCTGTGTTTACAACTTGGTTTTTCCGCAAGCACGTTTTCTTTCGATCAGCACAGCGGATTGAAGACCGCAACGGAAGTGGTTTCCGAAAACAGCAAGACTTACAAAACAATCAAAACCGTCCAGAATCAAATCGAACCGTGCATCTGCCAAGTCGTTCGAAACATCATTGACGTTGCGATCCTCTACGGCATGGAATGGGACGGGCAAAGCATCGAAAGCCTCGCCGCAAACGGATATCACGTCAACATTGTGTTCGATGACGGCATCACGCAGGACAGACAGACGAACATTAACGAGGGCGTGTTGCTGGTTAATTCCGGGTTGCTCAGTAAATACACGTTCCTGACAGACAAAAAGTACGGACAAGGCTTAACGCCGGAACAGGCCGAAGAAGAATTGAACCGGATCAAGGCAGAAAAACAAGGCGATTTAAAGACCGTTGATATCTTTTCGGCAAGCGGAGGGGTTGAATACTAATGCCGATTCCGGCTGAAGTTTATGATTTCGGGGAAAGCATCAGCCTTGTTTATGAATGGTGTTGCAATCGGATTTTGGCAAACATCGCGGCAAATTTCCCGTATATCAAAGACAGTGACGAAGCGCTTGACGCTTTTGAATGGCAAGCCACAAAATTAGCGGAATTCGGGCAAGTCAATCAAAAGAACATCAAGATCATCCGGGACAGCTTGAAAGACGTGCCGGAAGCGTTGAAAAAGGAATTGGAAACGGAAATCCTGAACGCTATCGAAGCGGTTGAACCGGAATTGAAGAAAGCATCCGAACAAGGGCTTTTACTTGGGGAAGAAGTCATCCCGAAAGCGTCCGAAACGATGCAGAACACGTTCCGCACTTTTTACAGACAAGCCGCCGACAAGATGAACCTTGTGAATACGGTGATGCTGGACAGCACGGAACAAGCTTATTCTATGTTCGTTTCGGATGTGACCGCAAAGATACAGCGGTCCCAAACCATCCTGAATACTGCGGCGGGAAGCGTTGCGACAGGCGTTGAAACCGTCAATTCAGCAATGCGCCAAGCAGTCAGCCGGATGGTTGAAAACGGGCTGACTGGGTTTGTGGATCACGCCGGACGGCATTGGAGGCCGGAAGCTTATGCGATGATGGACGTGCGGACAACGGTTGCGAACGCCGCACGGCAAGCCGCTTTCGATCGGTGCGATGATTTCGGATCGGACATTATACAGATTGATTCTCATGCCGGGGCGCGTCCACTGTGTTATCCGTGGCAAGGGAAGTTAATCAGCAGATCGGACAATGCGCGGGACGTGCAGGACCTATATGGAACGGTTGTCCATGTGTACGCGCTTTCCGAAACCAGTTACGGGGAAGCGGCTGGGCTTTTCGGCGTAAATTGTAGGCATTTTGGAACACCGTTTATTCCGGGCTTTTCCGGGCTGAGTAACCCGGATTTGATCCAATCGCCGGAAGAAAATAAGAAGACGTATGAATTGAGTCAGGAACAACGGGCGCTTGAAAGGGCAATCCGGGAAGCGCGGTTGCAGGAAGACATTGCAAAGAAGCGCGGCGATAAAGCTGAATGGGAACGGTGGAAGGGGAAAGTTGATGAATTAAACGACAAAATAACGGATTTCTGCGAAACGAACGGTTTGCCGCGCAGAAAGAATAGGGAGTATACGCCGATCAACGCAACATGGCCTTTGAAAACAAACGGCGGGTTTGCGTATCGTGTCAACCCGTTTAAAGGAAACGCCGGAAATCCAGGGGGATCAGGCGCAAGCGAAACAGCGCCGCAAATTTCAGGGCCGAAGCACGTTCGTTTTTCACAAGCAAAGACCATACAGGAAGCAGAAGCGTATGCAAAACAATTCTTGGCTTATAGTGGCACAGCTTCATACAAAGGCATTGCTTTGGAATACGCAAATGATTGCAATCGTGTTTTAGCAGACGTGCAGGAAACCTTTGGACCTTTCAAGCTTGGTTCCGTGCAAGCGATGAATATGCGGACAAAGCTTTTTCGGGATAGCACAGCGGAAGCGGCATACAGATGGGGTGGAATCGGCGGCGATCTTTTTATCAATCCCAATTATTATAAATCTGTTTCGACATTCAAAAAGCATTTGGATGAAGTAAACGGGTTGATGCGTACAGTCTTGGACAACGGTCATATTTTGCTCGATAAGAAAACCGGAGCGCAGAAAACCTATCTTGAAGCGATCCTTACAACGAAACGGCAAACCGTGGGCCAAAGCTATAATTTTTCAGAAGCAACCTTTGTGCATGAATGCGGTCATATGTTGGACGATCATTTGTTTAGCATAATGATCAGGCAAGCGTCAGGAGCGTCTTCCTCTTCTTATGCGGAATGGCTTTCTAAAAGCCGTGCGGCATATGGCGGCAAAATATCGGGATATGCAACCACGTCAAATCAAGAATATATTGCAGAAAGTTTTTCCGCTTGGTGGTACGGCGAAGGGGACAAAATCGACCCGGCAATCAGGAAGGTTTTTGAGGAGGCTGTGACAAATGGAAATTGAAAACAGCACGATTTTTGATCCGTTCGGGGAACTTTTAAAATTAGCGGATGAAATCAAGGAGGAATTGAAAAAAGATGAACTGCAGACACCCGGCAATCATTGAAAAGGACGGCGTTTTTTATTGCCTTTCCTGTGGCTGTGCGCTGAATGAAGAAACGCACGACAAACAGGAAGGGGCAGAAGAAAAGCCTGTGAAAGCGGCTAAAAATGCCGTAAAACGCAGAACGAGAAAGGAGATGGAATAATGGTCAGGGTTTTGGTACGCAACGGTTTCGATGAAGAAAAGGATTATATCGAAGCGGCTGGGCTTTCAACAGACAACAAGCCCACGACTGACATTATAACGGGTAGTTTGTTTATGGAAGTGGACACGGGAGATGTGTACGCTTTCGATGAAACCGGGGCGGCATGGAATCAGATTGCTTCTTTAGGCGGTGGTTCGTAAGTGAATAGCTTGTATGTTAACAAGGATTGGTCAGCGTTGAAAAAACTGCTCTTCCTCAACGCCGCAAGCGATGGAACAATGCCAAAAACAAGAACACTTTCCGGTAGTATAGTTACCTTCAGAACAACGAAAGCCGTACCGTTGATTGATTGCAAGGCTGAAATAAACCCTGTGCAGGATTTGCATGGGTATGACCATCCGTGGCCTGCGGGGGGCGGGAAGAATCTCGCAAAAGTTACAGATGGAACATTTGAGAAATCTGGCGTGACATTCACATTGGCAAACAATGAAATTCATTTAAATGGTACTTGCACGGGTAACACATGGATTGTGCCATCAGTCAGACAACTCATAACCCTTGCGCCCGGGACATATACCATGAGCGTAGAAATAACTGGCGTAACAGGTAGCGGCAATCTTGTTGCCTATGGCCTAAACGCAAAAGGAATCGGTTATCTATACATTCCAAACAACGGAGCGAGACAGACAAAGACATTTACGATTGAATCGGAATTAACTGCTCCGGCTGATGGCTATATTTATGAGGGCAATGTGTACAACAATGCCCAAATAAAGTTCCAGATCGAAAAAGGTTCAACCGCAACCGCATGGACTCCCTACTCCAACATCTGCCCAATCACCGGATGGACAGGGGCGAAGGTGACGAGGACGGGGAAGAATCTTGGGATACTATCCGAAGAAAATTTGAGTTCTGAGCAATATTGCACAAAAATGTATACGAGCGGTGGCGTGACAATATCGAGTACCGGTCCATACGGACGGGCAGGATTCGTTATTCCGCTTGTTAAGGGAGAACAATACAGAGTTAGCTACAAAGCTAAAAAAACAGGCTCCGCATACGCAATACAATTTAACTCGACGATTAAATTCGGATATGATATTAAAGTCGACTCACTAACTGAGACGTTGACACAATATTCATTTTCGTTCGTAGCGAAGACGGTATTTCTGCATGTTGGTGTTTATCCGAACGCAACTGGATCATCTATTACAATAGAGGACTTTCAACTCGAACTCGGCTCCACCGCCACCCCCTACGAACCATACCAAGGCGAAACCTACGACATCACCTTCCCGACAGAAGCGGGAACCGTTTACGGCGGTACGCTTGATGTGGTGAACGGGATGCTGACGGTGGATAGAACGATGGTGGTCATTGATGGTGTGAATAAAACTGTACAGGAGAATGGAACAACAAGTACGACAAGCAATGCGTGGTTTTCTGGCGCGGTTGGTAAAGCGTATGGCAAAAGCAACTTTATCAGCGACCGCTTTGCGACAGAAAACGGAGGTAATCCGGGTTCCATGATTGGCAGAGATAACTCGATTGGTATGGAGTTTAAGTTATCAGCTGATATTCAAAACACTTCCACCGCGCTAAATCAATGGTTTGCAGACAATCCAACACAACTCTGCTATGAACTCGCCACGCCCATCACTTACCAACTCACACCGAAGGAAATCACCACGCTTCTTGGCACCAACAACGTGTGGTCTGATGCCGGAGATATAACTGTTACATATAGCAAATAGGCCGGAAGAATAAGAAAACACAGTTGATCAAGGTATCCACCTGGGTGCTTTTTTCATACAAACATCGTCCGGCGGGACGTTAAACACGCAGATTCGCCCATCGTCAAAAGGCGTAAAAGGAGGACGTTAAATAATGGCAGAGTTCACGCGGAAATTTTTGATGGATCATGGTGTGCCGGAAGATCAGGTGGACGCAATCATGGCGGCGCGGAATCAGACGTTGAACGACACGCTTTCCGGTTATGTGCCGAAAGCGGACGTTCAGAGACAGATCGCGGACGCAGTTGCGGCGGTTCCCAAGCCCGAAGCGGTAGACCCGAAAACGACAAAGGAATATTTGGATATCCTTGCGGAACGGGATATGCTCCGGGCCATCGGCGGCGAAGATTTCAGCGAAGTCAAGCCGAAATTCCGGGAACAAGTGTTTTCAATGATTGATCGTGGCGAAAAGGCCAAGCCCATCAAAGACCAGTTGAACGGGATCAAAGAAAAGTACGAAGAATATTTCACGGCAACACAGGCGCAGGACCAGAAAAAGCCTGAATTTGGGTCCACGGATCAGGGCAGGATGCCGTCCGGGGAAGAAGGGGCAACCGCCGCTTTTTTGAAGGCTTGGGGCATTGCGCCAAAAAAATGAAAGGAGCATTAAACAATGGCTTTTGTGCAGACGAATGTAAACTACGCCGCTGAATACAGCCGCGCAGTTGCGAACGCTTATCCTTACTATTCCTATTTTTCCCCTATTTGGGCCAGCAATAACAGCGCGCTTTACAAACCGGGCATTGGCAAAACCATGTATATCCCGTCTTTTGACGTAAAGGGCGCGACCTCCGTGGACCGCGATAACCTGAACGGCGTTTTTGCCCGTAATTGGAACAACAGCCTCCAGCCGTTCACCCTTGAAATGGATCGGGAATGGTCCACGCTGATCGATCCTATGGACATCGTGGAGACTAATGACGTTGCCACGATTGCGAACGTTACGAAGACGTTCACGGAGCTTCAGAAAATCCCTGAGATGGACGCTTATCTTGCCGCAAAGCTTTATGCGTCCGTTACGCCGGATACCACGTCCCTGACCGCCGCGAATATCCTGACTACTTGGGACGGATACCTTGAAGCGTTGACGAATGCACGTGTAAATCGGGACCGTGTTACCGCCTATATGACTCCCGGCACTTACAAACTTTTAAAGGAAGCCGCTGGGATCACCCGGTTCATTGATGTTGGCGAAGGTTACAGGGGCGTTGATCGTAATGTGGCGCGGCTTGACGGCGTGAACGTGCGCGAGGTTCCTGCGGATTTGATGAAATCTTCTTACGTTTTCACCGAAGGATTTGTTCCTGCGTCCGGCGCGAAGCAGATCAATATGATCCTTGCCGATCCCGATGCGGTAGCCGCTCCCGTCAAATACGAAGTGTCTATGATGAGCGCTCCCACGGCTCAGAGTAAGGGCAAGTATCTGTATTATGAGCGTTACTATTACGGCGCTATCGTGCTTGCGCGGCGTACGGGCGGCGTTATCGTAAATGCGGACGCTTAACAAAAGGCGGTGGGCATAAATGATCACAGATTATGCCTATTATACAGATGTGTTTATCGGGAAGGAGGCCGATGAGGCCTCCTTCCCTTCCCTGTGCGCGAGGGCCGAAGACATCGTTAACACGCTGACACGTTGGCGCGTGACCGAAGAAACGTTTGCAACCTATCCGGCGTTGACGCAGATGCTTTATAAAAAGGCGGTATGCGCTCAAGTGGATTATTTTGCTGTAAATGGCGTTTCTTCCCTGACGGCAACGGACGGAAAAGGGTTCACGGTTGGAAAGGTCACCGTGCATGATAGCACCGGAAGTGCAGGAACGGCAAGGGCCGCAAGCATGGTTTGTCCATTGGCTGTACAGTATTTGGAACAGAGCGGATTGATGGGGCCACAAGTGCCGACAGCCGGAGAGCTTCCGGCTTGGGGGGTGTGGCTGTGTTAAGGCCGATTCCGGGCAGGATATTGCAAAGCACTGCGCTTGTTGAAGTTTGTAGGGCTGTGGACCGTTATCACAATCCGGTCTATGACGAATACACGGTAAAGCGGGTGCATTTTCAGCCGACAAACGAAGTGCGGAAAAGCTTGCAGGACACGGATTTGACGCTTTCCGGCTTGCTGTTTGTGGATGCGCGGATATCAAATCCGGCGCTGGATTGGATGGCGCTTTTTCAAGCGGCAAATGAAGCCGGGGGAGATATGAAAGTCACTGTCCGCGATCATACCTATACAGTCAAGGCGGTTGACGCTTTGCGGGATGATACGGACAAACTGCATCATTGGGAGGTGGGGTTGATTTGAAAGTGAACATCAATCAGGGCCAAATCATGGCAAAGATTGACGGCGCTTGGAAGAAAGCCCTGCCGCTATTGTCAAACGAAATCTTACGGGACTGCAACGAATTTTGTAAATTCGACATGGGTACTTTACACGACAGCGCACAGACCGCAAGTGATTTTTCCGAGGGCATTCTGCGATGGTCAACGTCATACGCACGAATCCAATACTGGAAAATCCCAACGGCTTACGCGCCGGGGACGCAATGGCAATGGTGTGAGGGCGCAAAGGGCGCTTATTCTCAACGGTGGAACGATCAAGCGAACGCGCTTATGAGGATGAATCTATGACGAACGTACACAGCGCCGTCATTGATGCGGTGATGGACCTTGCACAGGACGCGCTTACGGCTTCCAGCTATCCGTTTATCATCACCCGTGGAAGCTGTGGGAGCGGGAATTGCATTAGTTGTGAACCGTCTTACGGCACGGCAGACAGGCGGTTTTTCAGCAAAAACGGCGCGTTCCGGGTAACGCTTGTTTTCAATGCGAAGCACAAGGATATGCAAGCCGCCTTGAATATGCTTGAACAAGTCCAGCTTAAACTCACACGAACGCAGGATAATTACCCGGAAGCGGATGCGTGGAAAATCACGGGCATCTGGACGAATGCAACGCCCATGATGATTGCGCGGGAAGAAGACAACACTTGGCTTTATGCCGCATCAGTTTACATTGATTATTATGTGAGAGGAGATTAAGACAATGGCAGGAACCCCTTTTATCGATCCTGTATATAATTGGGAATTTAGCATCGGCACGGCAAAGACCGGGGATACTTGGACCTATTCGCCGTTCTGCGCTGGTATCGAATCAATTACGGAAAACATCAACAGCCAGAACAAACAGTACTTTTTCCTTTGTCAGGACGGTTGCGCCACGAACGAGGTGACTGGCATCGCGCCGCAGTACACTGTAAGCGGACGGCGCGTTTACGGCGATCCCGCGCAGGAATACGTTTGCGGGTTGAAATATCTGTTTGGGAAGAACCGCAAGACCAGCTTCAAAATGACCCATGTGGATGATTCGTCCGGCACGGAGGTTACCACCACGGTCATCTGCAATTGTACTATCTTGGACATCAGCGACATCGGTGGAAACACCACGGATGACGTGCCGTTTTCCTGCACGATTGCGCTTGATGGACAGCCCACCGTTACGACCACATAAAGCAGACAGCCTCCCGGAAACATTCCGGGAGGCGTTTTTGACGTTAATCAGATAGGAGGATTTTATGTTCACGATTTCCACGAACCGTGTTAAAGATAAGGTTTGTTTCTCCGAGGGTGACGAAAAGCTGATTTTGTATGTGGACGTTGACCCGTTCATGTTCGTCTATGACATGCAAGACACAATTGCCGACATGAAAAAGCTGAACGACAACAGCGAACCGGACGAAATCATGAACGCCGCAAAATCCCTTGGCATTCGGATGTTCGGGGAAAGCCAAATGGAAAAGCTGATCGAATTCTACCACGGAAATGAACACCAGATTTTCAGCGTCACGACCCGTTATTTTGTGGACCGTCTTAAAGGATTGATCAACGAAAAGCAAAAGAAAATGACGAAAAAGGGCTTTTTCAGGCGGTGATTGAATGCGCTTGCAGGATTCCCTTGTGGAAAGCGTCAACGTCAACGGGAAAACGTACAAATTGAAAACGGATTTCCGGGACGTGTTGCGGATGTTTGACGCATTGAAAAATCCATCTTACACGGCAGAAGCGCGGATTTGGTGCGCTGTTTCGGCTGTCGTTGAAAAGCCGCCGAAGGGTGTACCGGATCAATTGGCTTGTTTGGCGGCGGCAAAGGCGGCGCTGATCCCGGAGGAAAAGGCCGGGAAGAAAGGCGAACGGGTCACGGATTTTGATCAGGATGCGGATATGATCCGGGCGGCGTTCCGGCAAGCTTATGGAATAGATTTGTACCGTCAAAAACTGCATTGGACGGAATTCACAGAACTGTTGAACAATTTGCCAGAAGGGACCCGGTATGCATCTATCATTGATATCCGGTCAAGGCCTTTGCCGGAATTGACGAAATGGAATTACAAACAGCGTCAGGCGCTGATTGAAGCAAAGGCAAAATACGCCATCAAGAAGAGCGAAGCGGAAATCCAGAACAATTTCAGGCAAAGCCTGAATCAGGTTGCAAATTCGCTGTTGGCGATGGCGCGAAAAGGAAGTGATCAAAGCTAATGGCAGACGGAAGCGTTGAATTTGAAATCAAGGCCGATAATTCGCAAGTAGGCCAAAAAATAAGCGAAACGACAAGTCAATTGACATCGGCGGCGCATCAGTGGGAAAGCAGTACGGCAGGAGCGGCGAATTCGTCAAGCATGTTTTCCGGCGTGTTGCAGGGCGTTGGTCAGGCACTTGGCGGCGTTGTCATGGGCGCGGCGAAACAAGCCGGACAAGCTATCCTTGAATTCGGAAAGCAGTGCATCGGCGCGGCAAGCGATTTAGCAGAAACGCAGAACGTTGTGAATACCGTTTTCGGGGACAACGCAAGCCAGATTTACAGTTGGGCGCAGTCCGCGCAAACGGCTTTCGGCTTGACACAAACGCAAGCTTTGCGGTATTCGTCCACGCTGGGAGCCATGATGAAATCTTCCGGGGTGGCGCAAAGCGAAATCACGGAAATGTCCACAGCTTTGGCTGGCCTTGCCGCCGACATGGCATCCTTTTACAACATGGATTTTGATACCGCCTTTGAAAAGATCAGAAGCGGTATCAGCGGCGAAACGGAGCCGTTGAAAGCGCTTGGTATCAATCTGAGCGTTGCGAATCTGGAAGCTTTTGCGCTTGCCAACGGCATCAAAACAGCCTATTCGGAAATGTCTCAGGCCGAACAGGTGGCTTTGCGCTATCAATATATCATGCAAGCCACGGCAGACGCGCAAGGCGATTTTGCGCGGACATCGGACGGATACGCCAACAGCATCCGCAGAATTGAAACGGCATGGGATACGCTTAAAACCAATATCGGGACGATGTTGCTTCCGATTGCAGAAACGGCAACAAACGCGATTGCTGGATTGTTGGAAGCGCTGACCGCGCCGCCCGAAAAAACCATATTTGATCAGTTTGAAGACATTGATTTAAACTTTGAATCGCAAATCGCGCAAATTACAGAAACGCACGAAAAAGCAAGAGCGTTGATCGGAGCGCTTGAAGAGTTGCATTCTGCGGCAAACGTGTCAACCGAAGCGGCAGGATTGTCTGATTTGATTTCCGGGCTTGCCACGCAGATTCCGGGCTTGTATGATGCAATCGCCACAAAAAACCCGACAGAACAAATCCAAGCGCTTTCCGAAGCACTTTCAGCCGAGTCCGGTATCAGTATGGACACATGGACCAAAGCGCTTGAAAGCTATGAAAGTTTCGCCGGGAAGTTGAATGAAGCAATGAATTCAAGCAATCCGGCAGAAGCGATCAACGAACTTGCAAACGAACTTGCAAAGGGATCGGATATCAGCGTTGAGGATTGGAACACGATCCTTACAACTTTTGCGGGCGCAATAACGTCTGCTGATATCAAAGGAAAAGCGGAAGAAGTCACAAGCGAAATCGAAAAGCTGAGTGAAGCACTTGCCGGAAAAACGGATATCAGTTCTTCAAAATGGAAAGAAGTATTTGATAATTTCAATTCGTATAAAAACGAATTCTTTGCGGCGCTATCTTCAAACGATCCTGCCGCAAAGCTGAAAGAATTGGCTGAACAGCTTTCAGCGTCCGGTGATTATACGTTATCGGTTGACGAATGGCAGACCGCTTTTACAACGTTATCCGGGTATTTGTCGGCGGCAGATGACAGCCTCGATACTGAAAGTCTGATTCAAAAATTGAGCGAACTCACCGGGGCAGTTGAATCCGTTAAAGAAGTTTCCCTTGGAGAAGCGCTTGAAAGCTTCAAGACGGATGCAGGATCGTATGATTCAAGCAGTTTTGAAGCATGGTCCACGGCGCTTAAATCATTTTCCGATAATATTAAAGGTTTCAAGACAAGTCTTGATAAATACGATCCCGGCAACACGGACAAAATCAAAAAGCTTGCATCGGCGTTGTCCGGGCTGGATGGCGATGAAGCAAAGGTAAACGCATGGAAAGATTTGATCAATCTGTTTTCCGAAAATGCCGAAGGGCTTTCGCAAGCGCTTGGGTGGGATGAAGGAAAAACAGGTAATTGGATTAATTCGTTCATTCAGGGGATCAATTCGCTTGATCCTACGAAAACCGAATCCTTTAACAAGCTTTTTGAAATCCTTGTAACGTCCGGGAACATGGAAAACCTCGGCGCTATGGGTGATCAGGCGCAGGAAGCCGCGCAAAATGCGGCATCAGGAGTTGAAACCATTGGCAACGCGCTGAATGAATCCTATTATGCTTCCGAAGCTGAACTTGTGATTCTGCGTCAGCTTGTGCAGATGTTCCCGCAACTTTCATCAATCGTAAACACAACCACGGGCGAAATCAAAGGCGGCATTGACGCGCTGAAAGATTTTGTGGACGCAAGCGAAGCGGCGCAAATCAAATTGGCGTGGCAGAACCGTCAGGCGGCGAAGCAAGCCGCGCTGACAGAAGCGGCAAGCGGTTATTACGAATTGCTTGCCCAAAAGAAAATCAATGATTGGTACATTGAACAATCGGAAGCGCGGATCGAAGCGACAAGGCAAAAACTGCGTGAGTTGGGCGTTGAATTTAGCCTTGATGATCAAGGCGTTATGCGTCCGAATCAGATGCAGATTGATACGGAAGAGCGGCAAAAGGCATATGACGAATACAACAAAACTGTAGCCAAGGAAGAACAAGACGGATATTGGACCCGCGTTGCCAATTCCGAAAAGATGACGGAACAGCTTGGCAACGAAAAGGCGGCTATCGATGCGGCAAAGCAAGCGTTGGAAGAAGAAAACGAAGCGCTTGGGATCAACATGGAATCCGCAGAAGGGGCCGCAGAAGGTCACAATGCGCTGTCGTTGTCGGCAGAACAAGCGGCAGAAGGTATCAAGAACCTGAAAAAAGCCCTTGAGGATGTCATCGAATATCAAAACAAGGCAAAACAGGAAGCGCTATCTAATCTTGATTCCGTGGCACACGGGCTTGAAGAAGTTGGCATCTTGAACAAAGATGGGAAAAACTTTGAAGATTGGAATGCAAACGTCAGCGCAAACAAGATGAATGCAAACCTTGAAGAGCAGGTTCGTTTTTTGGATACTTATTCCGAATTGCTCGACAAGGTAAAATCAAAAGGGTTTTCGGACGAACTGGTTTCTTCTGTTGCGGATGGGTCCATTGAATCAATGAAGTATTTGAGGGGACTTGCGTCCGCAACGGAAAAGGAAGTTGATACCCTCAACAAAAAATATGCGTCTGTAACAGGCAAAAAGGATTCTTTGGCAAGCAAAATTGCCGCCGAACGCCTTGCCGTTGACAAAGAATACCAAGCGATGATTGATAAAGCCGTTGAAGCCGCGCAAGCGATGGACCAAAGCGCCACGGCTGGAGCTGGTGCGGCGGCAACAATCGAAGCAATTGTCAGCGCAGTATCAACAGGCAGGACAGAGCTTGAATCGGAAGTCGCGGCAGTACTCGCGCTTATAGCACAGCTTGGCAATGTCGGCGGTGTTGCCGTTGGAGGTGTGTCTGGCGGGATCATCGGAAGCACCGGGGCCGGGGCCGGGGTCGGTCACGCCAGCGGCGGTGGTGGAGGCGCATCCGGTGCAACCCCTCATGCGCTTGGCTTGGATTATGTGCCTTATGATGGCTATCTTGCTGAATTGCACCGGGGTGAAACCGTATTGACGGCAGACGAAGCGGCACTGTGGCGTAATTTCACAGGCACAGCCGGGGCAACTGACCAACAGGCTTTTGATTATGATATGTTGTCATCCAGCATTGCAAGCGGGATGCCGTCCAATAACGGCAATGTATACCTTGACGGCAAAACCGTGGGCCGTGTTATCAGCGCATCGATGGGCCAGAGTTATAGGCGCTTGGAAAGGAGTGGCTGGCGCGGATGATCGTTTATAAAGGGATAGACATACGGGACGTTGCCCCGGTCGAAATCGCGGATATCGTGGTTTCAAGCGTGAAGCGGTCAGCCGTTACAAGGCAAAGGCCGATTCGACCGGGCGCGGAATTTGTGCGAATTACTGATTCAACCCGCCAAGTAAATATCACCATTGCCGATTTAACAAATGATATGGAAACCCGGATTGCTGAAATCGAAGCAATCAACGCATGGGCAACGGGGGACAAGCCGGAAAAGCTTGTCCTTCCTTTTTGCGGCGGCAAATACCTTGAAGCGGTTTGCACACAATATCTTGAACCGTCCTTCCGTCAATGGTGGGAAACAAAATTGAAATTGGTGTTTATGGCATATGATCCCTATTACAATGCGCCGTCCGAAACATCAGCGGCGCTTGGGACGGAAGTCTATGTCAAAGGAAGCGCGGAACCGAAAATGAGGATTGAAACAACGCTTTCAAGCGCGGTTTCGTCCTTGGCATGGACGGACGGCACGAACACGCTGACGCTTTCCGGGAACATTCCTGCAGGAACTGTAACGGTTGACCTTAATAGGCAGACGATATTCCACAGCAACGGAAACAGCCTTTCTCCGTTGCTGACGCTTGCAAGCAGTTTCCCGGAAATCAAAAAACGGATGAACATTTCATGTGCTTCCGGCGGCAACTTGATTTGGAGGGAAAGGGATGTTTAACAAAAGCTTCATCTTCTTTTCCGGTGATGATCATGTTTTATTCCATAGAAACGATGCGGAGCAAGCCGAATGGACGCATCAGGAATTTTCTGTAACAGCAACTTTTCCTTTTGATCCTGACAAGCAGATAGAACGGGGAATGCGAATCGGCTTCCGTGATAAAATCGGAAAATTCCAGCTTTTCGAAATCCGGCAAGTTGTGACGCATGAACCGGACCACACGCAGGAGATCACGGCAGAACACATTATTATAAGCGAACTTACGGACAGGCATTTGATATCTTACAAGCCGGACAGCACAGTTTCGGCAACGACAGCCATCAACGCGGTTTTGAACGGGACGGGCTGGGTGCTGAATCAGTGTAACGTCACAGATACAAATAAGCCGGAATTGGAAATGACTTCCGTATGGGATGCGCTGACAGAAATCCGGGACGGTTACGGTTTGCGGCTTGAACCGTATGTAACAGTTTCAGATACAGCTATTACAGGGCGTTATTTGGATGCCGTTGACAATGTCGGCGTTTGGCGCGGTGTGCGGCTTTCCATCAATAAAAACATTGATTCGGTTGGCGTGACTTATGATGATACCGGGCTTGTAACTGCCGTTTATGGCTATGGATCATCCGTGTCTGAAAAGTACGAACCACCGGAAAAGCCGACAGAAAAAAAGGCATCAAAAGCGAACGAAGATGAAGAACCGCCGATTGAATACGGCGCGGATTATGTCACGATTCGGAATATAGAATGGTCCGCGACAAGCGATCATCCTGCAAAGCCTTTTGGTCAATTGTACTTGGAGGACCCGGAAGCAACGGCGTTGTATGGCAGGAACGGACAGCCACGATTCGGCTTTTATTCCAATTCATCCTGTGACAACGACACAGATTTGATTTCGCTGTGCTGGCAAGCATTGAAAAATCAAAGCAAGCCGAAAGTCACCATTGATTGCACCATTTCTGAATTGTATTCATACGGTTATCAGGGTGAACAGATTCAGATCGGTGATACCGTCCGGGTGGACATTGAGCCGATCGGCGCGAAACTGGAATTGATGTGCATTTGCCTTGTCGAAGACTTGCTGAATCCAGCAAACACAAGGCCAACCATCGGCAAGTACATCAAAGACATTATTTACATTGCCCGTGAAACCGATTATGAAGCCGCCGGAGGCGGCGGTGGTGGCGGCGGCGGTGGCGGCGGCGGTGGCGGCGCAAACGCCGATCAGATCGAACAGAAGAAATCCGTATACACGAATTTCGAACGCACGGACGAATATATCTTAATGCAAGCCGTTTCCATCCAAGAAGTAGAAGGCGCGTTGACAACGGCCTATTCCGAAATCTATATGAACGCGCAGGAAATAGATTTGGAAGTAAGCCGCGCCACGGATGCGGAAGAAAGCCTTGACGCAAAAATCACGATCAATGCAGACGCGATCACATCCGAAGTCAGCAGAGCGACAAGTGAAGAATCAAAGCTGTATTCCCGGATCACGCAAACGGCAACCGAAATCCGGTCAGAAGTTTCGGACGTTGACGGGCGTGTTTCTACTTTAAGCCAAACGGTGGACGGCATCAGCATTACAGGCAATGTCATATCAATTAAAGGCAATACAATTGATCTGGATGGTTATGTTACGGTTTCAAAACTGGAAACCGATTACCTTTCTACCAGTCAGCTTGCCGCGACAACTGTCACCGTGTCGGGGCTGGATTGTCGAGGAGATATTGACGCGCAAGGTATAAGGGCAGATAGTGGAGATTTTTCCAGTTTTTCTGTAGGGCAAACGTCTTATGTCGGAAGAACTCTGACAATGCGTGGCATTGCGGCAAGTATGTCCGTATTGGCAAGTTCTGGCGCAAATGTTGAACTTGAACATTCACACACCATAGAGATGGCAGAAAGCGGCGGGACTGTAACCGTCACGATCGGCGGCACAAAGATTAACAATGGTACGGCAACTTTTGACATCGCCTCCACGGCTTTCTTTCAGGAGTCGGTGGAGGCGGCGAAAGAAGAAGTCACCGTTTCAGGCAGTTGGAGCGGAAGCACTTACACCGCACAAACGCTTTATGGTCAGTCCGCATCGACCACGGTCAGCGTCACACAAGGAAGCTGGTCCAATGGAAGCATTCCGGTTTACGCCTTTGCTGACAACGGGAACCGGGCATCCGGCACGGTGGAAATGCCGTCTGAGGCTACTAATATTAGCGCTAATGAGTATCAATCTTCCGGCGCGGGGTATGGCAGTATGTCCGTATCCATGACGATCGGCGGCAAGACATATACGGGCAATTGCGTGGCATCGACACAATATTCCTATAATGCTGGATATGCGGCAGGGCAAGCGGATGTCCCGGCGGTCACGGTCAGCGTCAGCAGGACGGATGCTTGGACCAGTGGAAAGCGCTGTTACATGACTTGCAAAGCCACAGGGTCCAACGGGGCCACGGATTCACAATCCTTTTTTTACGATTGTTCCGATATCTACGATGATGGAAAAGATGCCGGAGCCAGCGGCGTTTCTGTCAGCAATTGGGGGAACCCAAGCTGGACCGCACAGGGAGTGACCGTATCTATCACTTTGAGCAACGGTAATTCTTACACCCACACTTATTATGATAATTAAGGAGGGGCAAAAATGAAACAACACGAAGCGGTAAAGGCGTACAAAGCTTTGATTAATCTTGGACAAGAAAAGCTTCCTTTTGACGTTGCTTATGCTTTGTATCAAAAAAAGAAGGAATTGCAGGATGTTTTTGATTTTCAAGTCGAACAAGAAAAAAAGCTGATTGAACAGTATCACGCAAGCGTTGATGAAAAAGGCTTTTTCCATACGGAAAACCCGGTTCATATGCCGTTGCTTCAGAAGGAATTGGCAGATTTGCGCGAATGCAAAACGAACAAAACCATTCAACAGATTGAAATCAAAATTCCAGATGATCTAAAGATCAGCATGGACGAACTTGAGCCGCTTCTGCCGATTATTAAATTTGTAAGGGAGTGATGTTATGCGGTCTGTGCGCTTTAACGATGGCACGGAATTCCCGGTTAAAAGTTGCGGAATCTTTGGCGCAAATTTATGGCTTAATATCATTACAGATATCACATTCGTAGATGCTGTCTTGTTTTTGGAAAAGCCCGAAAACACATCTTCTATTTTGTACTTTGTTTCTGGAAAAGAAAATGACGGACAAACCTTTTCAGGTTTTACGCAGTTGATCTGTGTGCAGAAGTCGGAAGATGGGTATTTAATTGGGTTTGAAAAAAAGGAGGATGAGAAATGATTTCGCGGATCATCACGAAGACAGTTGATTTGCAAAAAGTACAAAAAACCGATCAACTTGAAGGGCCGCTTTATCAGCTTGAAAACGAAGGGCATACGTTCAGAATTGTTTGCAACATGGGAACGGACCCGGCAAGCATTTCCGGCACTGCTTCAGCACGGTTTCTGAGGCCGGATGAAACAACGGTTTATTTCACTGGAAGTATTTCCGGGAATGTCGTTGAGATTACTTTGCCGCAATCCTGCTATACAGTAAACGGACGCTTTGGCATGGTTGTGTTTGTGACTGGCGGCGGTGTTGCAAGCGCGGTTTATGCGGTTGCCGGAACGGTTGCACGGTCCACAACGGAAGATGTTATTGATCCCACAGAAACGATTCCTTCCCTTGAAGAACTGATCGCGCAGATTGAAGCTTGTGAACAAGCCACAGACAACGCGAATGCGGCGGCGCAACACGCCGTAAGATTTGACACGGCGCAGACGCTTACTGATGCACAAAAAACACAGGCAAGAACGAACATTGATGTTCCGAGCAACGAAAAATTTGATGATTTCAGCGATGCTTTTGATAGTGCTGTCGCTGAAAATATACCTTGGGTTGTGGATGCTGTCGGCAAACGTCAAAATTATACGAACGGAACGTTGAAAACCAGCGCTCAATATGCAGTTACAAATTATATTGATGTTGCTGGATACAAGTATATTCATTTTGCTTCCGTTGCTTCTACAGCAACAACCACGACAACGGGAGCCGCTTTCTTTTCGGATGAAAACGTTGAAACGTATATTTCAGGTGTTTCTGGGTTTTCCGGTTTTCCGGCGCTTGGTTACGCAGAAAAATATGCTGAAGTGCCGGAAGGCGCAAAGTACGCTCGGTTTTCGTTGCTTGCGGATGCAACAGACGATTTTTGGCTTAAAGGAATTGCCAACATCCATGATGCGTTAAACGGTATAACGGAATCCTTTGAACAGACGTTAAACCTTGGCGGCATGATGCCTGAAGAAACTATAACGCCGTGGTTGCAAGGCGGCATTAATACAGACACGGGCGGCACTCAAACGTCTGCGTATAAGGTTCGGAGCGCTGGACTTTTCCAAGGCAAAGATTTGACGCAAAACGAAAAAGCAAGGTTCATCGTTGCTGATGAATATAAAATTACTTGTGTCGAATATGATGGTAATACTGGGGCAACGGGTGAATTTGTAAAAACGGTTTTTAAGGATGTAAGCGGAAGTGTAGAAGCAGAAATTAATCCGAACTATTTTTATAGATTTGTCCTTGAAAAAGACACAGAAATTACGCCGTCATCCATCCAAGAAGGAACAGCCAAATTTGTTGGACTAAAATGGACGGACAAGGCGCTTGCAGATGGCGGCAGATCGGCAGACGCAAAAGTGACTGGTGATTTGATTGCCGCTTTAGCTGATTCTGTAGGAAGCGCGGCGCATCATCCAACGTCCCCGTTAATTATTGGCGCGGCTGTGACACAGCAGGGACGGGATACAACGGTTCCTCATCGTGCGCGGACAAAGTATATTGCCATTCAGCCGGGGACTTGCTATGTCTTTAAAATGGATTCGGACGCTTATACGCTGTATAATGCTTTTGTCTATAGCGGGAACACACAAGGCACGATGCAAAGGCAGATTGATGTTATTGATGGCAACTTCATCTGCTTCAAGGCTGGGGCAAATGAAAACTTTTTCCGTGTTGCAATCTATTATACATCAGACATGGAAGGCCATGACTTCACGGAAGAAGAAGCGACATCTGTGCTTGAACTGATCACCATTAAGACGGTTCAAGCTGTTGAAGGAAAGAAAGAACGGACAGGGACAAACGAATGGTTTACCGTGACCGTCCATAGGCCTTTGGCATTCGGTGGGTCGGATGTAAACAACGAAACCCAAGAAATCGAATGCATTTTGCGTCTTCCAACTAACTATAGTTCAATTGGAACTCCGACACGCGCAATTCTTGCTTGTCATGGTGCGGAAGGATACATTGATCAGGCAACGGGCCATTGGGCCGCAACTGGATGGGATGCCCTGATGGACGCGATCCTGAACGCAGGATATGCAGTATTTGACTGTAACGTTCTTCCAGCGTCTGCTGGAACAAACGCAAAAGGGTTCTGCGTTGGAAGTCCGCTTGCGTTGGATGCCGCAAAAAAGGCGTATGATTACGTTCAGGCAAATTACAACGTATACCGTGAAATCTTTGTACATGGGACCAGCATGGGCGGTATCCTTGCAAGCGCTTTTACGAAAAATTACCCGCAACTGGTCTTGGCAGAAAGCTCCATGGCTGGACGGGACCTGAGCTTGTACTTTTATCGGGTTGAAAACGGAACTTACACCGATTCAAATCCCGAATTCGCGCAGGCTTGGGGCTATGCGTCCGTAACGGCTATGAAAGAGGACAAGTGGTCCCATATCGTTGGTATGGGGCCTGTGCTGACGCTTCACAAGTACGAGAACGGCGTTATGCAGTATCCGCCGGACAGAGAAACTGATTTCGATGCTTGGATGGATTATTACAGTGACATCCAAAAGCAGACTAAAGCCTCTGTCATCGGAGAATGCACAGCATACAGGGCTGTGCCTTATAAGACGTGGGAAAGCTGGGGCGATAGCGTTCAGCAGACAAAGGCAAAGCTGATCATGCACAAGGCTCTTCGGGCGAACGGGTGCATGTGTGAAGCAGTGGTATACGATAACTATGACCATGCTGATATCGGATTCGGCAAGGTTGAGGATATGCGTAATCAGTTAATTGCATGGTATAAGCGTTGGGAATGATTTTTATCGGATAAGGTTAAAAGACCGATTTCATATCCATGCCGGAGGCACTTTTGCCTCCGGCAATCCATTTTGTTATCAAAAATGGAGGTGTTTATCATTACCGAAACAGCAAGGCCGTTGAAAATATACAAGCGTTATTTTTATCAATCGGATTGTTACAAGGCTGGACGCATTATAAAGCCCATCGGCGTTCAGGTGCATAGCACAGGGGCAAACAATCCTTATTTAAAACGGTATGTTCAACCTGATGATGGACGCATAGGGAAAAATGCAAACGGGAATGATCACAATCATCCAGGCGGGAATGTCTGCGCGTCTGCGTACATTGGCAAACAAACGGACGGGACGGTTGCCGTTTACGAAGCGTTGCCGTGGGATTTTCAATGCTGGCTGTCTGGAAGCGGTCCGAGCGGGAACGCAAATCGCTTCGGCTATATCGGGTTTGAAATCTGCGAAGACGGGTTGACCGACAGGACCTATTTTGATACCGCTGTAATGGGCAAAGCCGTCCTTTTGACTGCGTACTTGTGTCAGCAGTACGGAATAAGTGTAGATGCCGTCCGGGATCATTCCGAATTGCACGGGATGGGACTCGCATCAAACCATGGCGATATCACACACTGGCTGAAACGGTACGGGCTGACAATGAATGATTTTAGACGATCCGTTAAATACGCTTTGGAGGATGGTGTATCCGTGGACTATGTAGATTGCGATGAAGTAAAGGGATTGTATGACGCTGTCGCGGTTAATCCCGGCGCTTATTTGAACTTGCGGGAAGGCCCGGGAAAGAATTATAAAGCGATTGCGAAGATTCCACAGGGCGCAATTGTGACCGTGCTGGATGATTCGCAAGCGGAATGGTATAAGGTATCTTATCAAGGTGAAACGGGCTTTGCGATGGCGCAATATCTTGAACCATATGATGATTCGCCTTTGACAGAACCGCCGGAAGAACAGCCAACAACGCAGGATGATTTTAAAGTATCCAAAGAAGCACTTGTAAGCTTGTCAGAGCAAGCGCTTGCCCTGTATCAATCTATTTTAAAATTGCTTGGGGGTGATAATGGTGGAAGCGATTAAACCGGATCAGCTTTTAAACGCTGTGACGGTGATCCTCGCGATCTTCGCGGCAATCGTTGCAGTGGACAAGTTTGTTGATGTAATCAAAAAGTGGAAAGCCCCGGAAAAGGACGTTGCCGAAAAGCTGAGAGCGGACAAGCTTGCTTTGGAAAGACATGACGCAGACATCAAAGCCCTGAAAGAAGGACAAAAAGCCATGTGCAAAGGCGTGGTTGCCTTGCTTGATCATGAATTGCACAACGGGAATTCAAAGCAGATGGAAGACGCACGGGCTGAAATATCAAAATACTTGACTGATCGTATTTGAAAGGAGCGTTAAAAATGGATTGGAAACGTAAATTGACATCCCGTAAATTCTGGGCGGCTGTCGCGTCTTTTGTGACCATGCTGATTGTAGCACTTGGCGGGACGGAATCCAGCGCGAACCAGACAGCCGCTTTGATTATGGCGGGTGCTTCAGTTATCGCTTACGTTATCGGGGAAGGTCTGGTTGACGCGACTCGGATCAATGCTGAAGAAGAATTCAAACCGCCTGAAACCGACACGGAAGATGATCTTAAATAAATGCATTTTGCCCTTCTCAGAAATGAGAAGGGCTTTTTTTATTGATTAATAATGGTTTTCAAGCATAGATTTTCAAATTGCCTATTTTTTGCCATCCTAATAAATGGTAAATTCATGGGATAACCGATGGGATAATAGCATTCAAATTTACACTTATCCGCAGAACAGAATGGCAGAAATAAACGCCTCCAAGGCGTAATGCTTGGGGGCGTTGTTGCACATCTTATGTTTGCACAAATCCAATAAAATCAAGGGTTTTTAATGTGCCGTTGGATAATAGTGGGATAGTGTCATATTTTATTCACGGCTGAAAGCTTGTCTTCAAGCGGGATGCGGACATAGTTCTTGAGTGTGGTTACATAGGACGCATGTCCTCCGATTTCTGTGATTATGCCGCTATGGACTCCAGCGGCGGTTAAACGGCTGAAAAAATAATGGCGGCAAGTGTGAAACGGTAGGGGACGGACACCCGTTCTTTCAATCGTTTCACGGTAGAGATTATAAAAGCGGTTTTGTGGAATATCAATTAAGGTTTTGGCGTTTTTAGTAGCAATTCCAGCAATCAAGGGTTTGATGCGGTCCGGGATCGGAATTTGCCGATTCTTTCCCGCTTCCGATTTTATGCCTCCGATCATGTAATTTTCGTCAAGGTGGATATCCGAAATGCGGATGGAATACAATTCGCCGTGCCGAAGACCTGTATAACAGGAAATCAAGATATATGCCGTAAATGGGTGACTCGGAAGATCATCCCAAAAGGATTTGATTTCGGACTCGGTCCAAACTTGCCGCTTTGGAATCGGCTTTTGAAAGGGACTATCCACATAGTCCATCTTATTCATGTGTATGATTTCTTTTTTGATCGCTATCTTGTAAAGGTGCGATAAAAGCATCTGCATAGAATGGGCCGTTTCATAGCTTCCGGCGGTGCGCTTCATTTGCGCTTCGATGTCCGAAACGGTTATGGACGCAATGCCACGGAAAGAAAGCGTTTTCAAGCGTTCCCACGCCTTTGAATAGCGCTTTCGGGATGATCTTGTGAGGTCTTTGTATTCGTCCGTTTGAACATATTCATTGTACAGCGCTGACAAAGATACGTCTTGAATTCGTTCAGCGTTTTTCAGCATCGGCAGTGCGGCAATCGCTTCTTTCTTCTTATCAAAGACTTTTGTCCGCTTGATCCTGTGCAGTTTCCCGGCATCGTCCGTTGTGTAGCCAAGCGTCACGATTGCTTGGAATTTCCCGTTTGGCATCTTCCAAACGGTCCCTTGACCGTTGCCGCGCTTTTTCGTGTGCGGCGGTGGCGGGTCCTGCGATGCGCCGCAATGGTTACAAAAAGCCGAACCGTCCGGTATCTGTTTGGTACACTTACGGCAGATCATCAGATTCAACCTCCGTGATGGATTTGTTATTATAAAAATCGTCCCGTTCAATGTGCCGCATTTCGTGACGGAAAGCGGCTTTTTTTGCTTCAGGTGATAAAGCATCATTGATGTAGATGGACGGGAAACCGTCCTTGTCGATCCTGCAAGCGCCGTGAATGGTTCCCGGAAGATGCACAAAATAAACCCGATATTCGTCTTCTGTCATTCGTCCGGCTCCTCCGGTTCAAGGGCTTTCAACATCGCGGCGGCGGCGCGGATATGCTCCGGCTTTGATTTGGAAGCGGCATCGAATAACAATCTGTAGTCAGGATCACGCCGGAGGCGTTCGCGGATCGAAAAGGCTTCATCTTGGATTTCGTCTATGGGTTCCGGTTCACGGCCTAAAAGTTCATCAACAGAAACATGGAAATAATCAGCCATTGAAAGAAGGATCACGTTTGATGGTTCGCGCAGTCCGTTTTCGTAACGATTATACACGGTTGGGGAAAGGTTTAAGCCGATAGCGGCCTGACGTTGTGTGATTCCTTTTGATTCCCGTATTTCCTTCAATTTCATACTATTCGCCTCCTTTGCTTATATATTACCATATTGGAAATCAAAATAATATTTCCATTTCGGCAAGAAAGTTTTAAAAACCCCTTTACAAATTACCGATTTGGTAATATAATAAAGATGATCCAAGGGACCACAACAAAAGGGAGGGCAACAAGATGAAGCAGATTTTGAAAACAAATGATCGGAAAGCGGTTGAAAGCTTTGAAAGCCAGCTTTACTATCAAGCCGCCTATGAGACTGGAAACCACAGAGCTTGTATCACGCATTATAGCATCAAGGGCGCAGACGGATACGAAGAAATAGCGCAGATCAGTTACAATTTTAACACGAAAATGTACATTATCAGGTATTGAAGCAAGCAAGCCGAGCCGGGGCGGCCAATCCCCGGCAGATGAAGGAGGAAAGAAAAATGAAGAAGTACCGCGTTTACAAAGAGCTTTACGATGATAACGGGAACATCGTTCACAAGATGCCTGTTTGCTCAACTAAAACCTTGAAGCTTGCTTACAGCATGGCCCGGACGAACGCCGGAATCGGCCCCGTTGGAATTTATGAAATCATGCCGGATGGCACAGAAGTAAAAGTCAAGTGACAATCACCCGCCCCGGAGGTTACGAAGGCAGAAAGGAAACCGACATGAAAAAAGCGGAACTTGAATCCATCATTGATGGAAAGGCATATCTTGAATACTGCGGACGGCTGTTTGAATATAGTCACACGGAACAGATCGTGAACGTGGATACCGGGGAAGTAGTTGAACAGCGAGAACACTTCTTGGATGTTAATGACGGACACGATATCGACTTCCGGGAAGAAACCATTTTGAACTGCCCGAACCATTTCCAGTATTGCCCTTTTGAAAATGTAATCCGTGGATGACGAAGAAAGAAGGTACATTAAAAGATGACAAAGCGGTATCGGTATTATTGCCTTGAACGTCCGGCGGGGCCGGGGGCGATCCCTCGCGGGGTGGTGGTGATCACCAACTTCGATCAGCGGGAAATGGTGGATGAAATCAGGCGCGAGGCTTGGGGATGGATCGAATATGAACGCGCATTGACCGAAAAGGAAATGAGGGATTATGAATTGATGGAGGCGGGAAATGGCAAAGGAATTTCGGATCAGGTATGACAACAGCAACGGCCCGGACGAGGATTTCTACTGCCTTGAAACACGGGAAGCGGGGGCAGAATGGCAACAGGCTTGCAAGTGGTACTTTGCACGGTCAAAAGCCGATACAATGGAAGATGATGCGGAATACATTCATTTTTCGATCATCGTAAACATCAACCGATACCTTAATGACGGATACAGAATGATTGGAGGATAACAAAATGACTTTCAAAGATTTCATGAAGATGTACGATTGCGAATCGGACGCAAAGCTGTTGCTGAACATTAACGGGGTTGAAAACGTGCAGGAGATCAGCGCGAACGCCAAGCCGCTGATGACCGGAATCCTTGATTATATCGTGGCTTATTTTGGCATCGAAGATGGGAAACTGTACATCAGGCTGGAAGAAATCGCGAGGCCGTTTTAAAAGCGGCATGATGTCACCAATGCGGTAATTTTGTCTTGATAAGTTACCGCATTGGTGATATAATAGTACCGAATCGGAAAGGAAGGGGGGCGAAAAATTGGGACTGCATGATGCACGGATCAGGGCCGGGCTGACTATGGACGAACTGGCAGAAATGGCGGGAATCACAGCCGCTTCCGTCTGCCGATACGAACACGGGGACAGAATTCCTAAAACGCCGATCGCAAAACGGCTTGGCAAAATCCTTGGTGTTAAGTGGTATACGTTGATCGATACGGCGCAGGAAAGGACAGAAGACGATGACGTTGCAGGAAATCAGGCAATCTGACAAAGCATTTTTAACGCCGGGTGACGTTTGCGAAGTGCTTGGATGCGCTCAGTATTCCATCAACGTTCAGGCGCACCAAGACCCGTCAAAGCTTGGGTTCCCGGTCTGCGTGATGGGCCGGCGTGTGAAAGTGTCGAGGTTGGGGTTCCTGAATTGGATTGACGGAAAGGGGGTGGAACAATGAAGCGGCTTAAAGAACTGTGGGAAGATTGGTATACGCCGGATAACACCGATTGGGAAGCGGAAAAAACGCTTTACAAGTATTCCTTCATCCTGTGCCTTGGGCTGATCCTTTATGCGGCTTATAACTACTTCAAATGAAAAAGGCCCTTGCAAGCATTGCAGTGCTTACAAGGGACCGGGGGCAGAAGAAAAACCACATCCTTACAATACCACAACGGAGGGAAAAAAGCAATGACCTATATGGAAGATTACGAAGTGAACGCGCCTGAAGAAAAATTCATTATTGATTCTGACACAAAAGCCCTTTGGGCGGTCCGAAAAATCCGGGAAGCGGAAGCAGAACGTGACAAGCTGACGGCGTTTTACAAAAAGCAAATTGAAAAGGCCACAGAAGAAACCCGGTTCCGGGTGGATCAGTTGAAAGCTTTGTTGGAAGATTATTCCCGGACCGTGCCGATGAAGGAAACAAAAACGCAATTCAGCTACGCTTTGCCGGGTGTTAAGCTTGTTTGGAAGAAACAAAAAGCCAATATCCTGCATGATGATGAAAAAATCATCGAAGCGCTGAAAACGTCCGGAAAGACGGAATTCATCAAGGTGATCACCGTTGAAAAGTTGGATTGGGTCGGACTGAAAAAACGGTTCACCGAAGACGGAGAAATGGTTGACGGCATATCGGTGCAGATTGAACCGGAACGTTTTGAAGTAGAAATCAAGGAGGAAGCATGATGGATATTTACGGAAAAATCGGCAAGGTGATGGGGGACCTCCCCGCGATCGGTAAAGAAAGCGTAAACAAACAACAGGGATGGGTTTTCCGTGGCATCGACACCATTATGAATTATGTTTCCCCGCTTTTTGTGAAACACGGCGTTTTCATGGTTCCTCAGGTGCTTGATAGCACACGGGAAGAACGGCAAACCAAGAACGGCGGGAACATGATTTACACCCGGCTTAAAGTAAAGTATCTGTTTTACGCGACTTCTGACGGGTCCAGCATCGAAGCCGTGGTCGAAGGTGAAGGGATGGACAGCGGCGATAAAAGCACGAACAAAGCGCTTGCGGTAGCGATGAAGTACGCGCTTTTCCAAGTGCTTTGCATCCCAACGGAAGAAATGGCGCAGAAGGAAAGGCTGATCGACCCGGACGAAACAAGCCCGGAAGAAAGTTATCCGGTGGACATGGCGGGGAACCGGATTTACCGCTGTTGTGATTGCGGACGGGACCTGACACCGATCACCGGGAAGGATGGTAAAGAAATCAGTGTCGAAGATCAACTCGCACTCGGAAGGAAGTACGCCGGTGGCAGGATCGTTTGTCCTGAATGCTTGAAAAAGAACACCAGAAAGAGCGCTTGAGGAGGAAAACATGATTCCGGGAATTCTGATCTATCTTGAAGAATTGAGCATTTTTGATGATGCTTTGACGAATGACGAACTTGGAACGGTAATCCGGGCTTTGGCTGAGTATGTGCGGACTGGGGAAGAGGCTAAAGGCCTTTCCCCAATCGCAACGATTTTTTATCGGACCATGAAAAACAAAATGGATCGTGAAATTCAGAAATATGATTCCAAAGTTGAGAACGGGAAAAGGGGAGGACTTGCAAAACGAACGAAAGCGAACGGAAGCGAATCCAAGCGAACGGAAGCGAATCCAAGCGAATCCAAGCGAAACCAAGCGAACGGAAGCGAATCCAAGCGAACGGAAGAAACAGAAACAGAAACAGAAACAGAAACTGAAACTGAAACTGAAACATTATCTGAAACCGTATCCGCGCACGATGCGCGGGGATGGAAAGAACCAACGCTTGACGAAGTGCGGAAGTACGCAGGGGAAACAGGCATCAAGACCGATTGTGAAGCCTTTTATCTGTATTACAAAGCGCGTGGGTGGATGATGGGGAAAACACCCATGCAGGATTGGCAGACTGCCTTGAAAGGATGGGAACACATCGGCACGACAAGCCCCAAGGGCGGGAAAAGCAAACCACGGCTTGAATCGGAACGGCCTTATATCCGGGCAGACATGACAGGAACAAGCGGGGACATCATCCGCGAAGCGCTGATGGACGCGGAAAAGGAACAAAATCTGAAAATCATACAAGGGGGACGAAAAGATGAAGCTGTTTAGATTTGTGGTTGTCGGTGATCCCGTGGGCAAGCAACGCCCACGGGTGGCGGGGGGACACGCTTACACGCCACAAAAAACGCGAGATTATGAAATTCTGATCCAAGACAACTTCATGATCCAGCTTGGAAAGAATCACTATTTCACGCCGGACGAACCTGTTTATGTTCATGTTGACATTACGCTTCCGGTCCCGAAAAGCACAAGCAAAGCACAGCGGGAAAAGATGCTGAACGGGGAAATCCTGCCGATGGTGAAGCCTGACGGGGACAACGTTTTGAAAAGCGTACTGGACGCGCTTGAAGGGTACGCATACAGCAACGATAAGCAAGTTATCGACCAACGGAGCCGGAAGAAATACGGCGAACAGGGCATGATTACGGTATGGCTTTCAAATCAGCCAATCGAAAAATTCTTTATGGAGGACGCAAATGAATAAATTAACGATCATCGGGAACCTGACACGGACACCGGAAATCAGGACCACGCAGAACGGAATTCAAGTCGCTACCTTTTCGGTTGCGGTGAACCGCAGGAAAAGCGGGGAAGAACAAAAGACGGATTTCTTCAAGGTGACGGCTTGGCGTGGGCTGGCTGACGTGTGCGGACGGTATTTGCAAAAGGGCCACAAAGTGGCGGTGACAGGGCCTGTGACCATCGAAGAATGGACCGGGCAGGACGGACAGCACCGGGCGGCATTGGCCCTTACGGCAGAAGATTTGGAAATGCTGACAAGCAAAGCCGAAGCGGAACGGGATTTGCATACTGCACAGCAGGACCGCAAAGAGGCGGCGTACTTGAAAGAAGAACGGGAAGCGATCCAGAACGAACCTGACAGCGGTTATGTGCAAGTGGATGACGATGATTTGCCGTTCTGATGGAGGATGAAAGATGCCACAACACACGACAAACCTTTACACGGTTTGGAAAGAACCGGGACACAAGTTGATCTGCGCGAACGCCGGGGCAAAGGATTGCAGAACCCAACTTGGAATGGAAGAAGGTCACTTTTATCATTTCATCAAGTGCGTTCGGGCGGGGAAGCGAAAAGATTATAGCTTGTCCGTGGAAAAGATCAGCACAAAAGATTTTAACCGCTTGATTGAGGACGAACAAAAGCCCGTGTATTACAAGCACAACCAAAGATTTGCAAATCATGTGCCAATGGAAAGCGGGGCGATCCTGTGCGGGGATTGTGCATATTGGATGAAAGAAAAGCGCCGGGAAGCGGACTTGCATCTATACGGGCGGTGTAGCTTCAAAGAAGACAAAACAGAAAGGTGCGATTGGTGCTTTTTAGACAGCAGAGGGAAAGGAGGTGAAGCAGATGATTGACAGGGAGAAAGTGATTAAAGGGCCGAAATCAAACGCCTGACGGCGGTTTGATATGCGCGGATGGCCGGAACGTACACGTGAGCGGTGTACCTGCTTTCCCACCTGCAAAGGCCATCCGCGCATCAGGGAGCGGGACGGGCAACCGTCCCCTCCCGGAAAGGAGGGCAATGTACGAAATTTGCAAAAGACTGATCCTGATCGCCGGAGGGCTGGCGAGCATGATTTTCCTGATCCTGGCGCTGATGATCCTCGTGGCTTGGGTGGTCACGATAATCGAAAACCACATGGAGAAATAATAGGAGGGCAACACAAATGAACAAAATGATCCCGGTGGATGTGAAAAAGTTTGAAGCGGTTTTGAAGCATAACGGGCTGAGCAAACGGGAAGCGGGCGTGAAAATGGGGTATGCCAACAACGCGCTTTCTTGGGTAAGCAGACAAGGCCGCATATCGAATCCGATGCTGGTGGCGTTCTGCAATCTGACCGGAATCACCTACGAGGCCATCAAGTTTTAGAGTGGTATCTAAATAGAGCGTATTGTGGATTTTGTGGTCAGGCGGTGAAGTGGGATGAGACTGATTGATGCAGATTGAAATGAAAATGGAAGAAGGGA